GCCGATGCCGAAGGGCTAACGGACTTTTACGGCCTGCAACGCCGTGCCGCGCGGGAGATGTTTATCACGGGCGAGACGTTTTTCGTCTTCCGGCCCGTTTCCCCGTCGCTCGGCCTGCCTGTGCCGCTTCAATTGCAGCTTTTGCCGACAGAAATGTTGCCTTTGACCAAGAACGAGGTTCTTGCGAACGGCAATGTGATCCGGTGCGGGATCGAGTTCGACGGCAACGGACGGCGCGTGGCCTATCATTTTCTGCGCCGTCATCCCGGCGATCTGACGCAACCCGACCTGACAAGCGAGACGGTGCGCATTCCAGCCTTGAATGTCATGCACCTGATGGACGCAGGCGATGCTGGTCAATTGCGCGGCGTCTCGCGGTTGGCTCCCGCCATCGTAAAGCTGTTTCTTCTCGACCAGTACGACGACGCAGAACTTGATCGCAAGAAGGTCGCGGCGATGTACGCGCTGTTTATCACGACCCCCGCGCCGACCGAGCCATTCGATGCGACCGAGGAAGACGAAAACGGAGAGCGCGTCATGGACGTGCAGCCCGGCCAAGTCACGATGCTAGAACCCGGCGAAGAGGTTCAAACTTCGTCGCCTGCCGATGTCGGCCAGACCTACGAGCCGTTTCAGTACCGCACGATCTTGCAAATTGCTGCGGCGACGGGCGTGCCATACGCCTACGTCTCCGGCGACATGCTGAAGGCGAATTATTCGAACTCCCGTATGGCGCTTCTCGAGTTCAGACGGCGCGTCGGAGCCTGGCAGCATTCGGTCATGGTTTGGCAGCTGTGCCGCCGCGTTTGGGAACGCTGGATGGATATGGCCGTTTTGTCCGGCGCGTTGACGATCCGGAACTATGAGGCCAAACGATCCGAATATCTCGCTTGCGACTGGTTGCCGCCCAAATGGGACTGGGTCGATCCGCTTAAGGACGCCAACGCCGAAATTGCGCAGATCAACGCAGGGCTCAAAAGCCGGACGCAGGCCATCGCCGAGCGCGGCTACGACATCGCGCAAGTCAACGCCGAGATCGCGGCGGAGAGGCAGCAGGAAGCGCAGCTTGGGATTTCGTTTCAGGAAACGAAGGCTTTGCCCGCGCCGCAGCCAGAAGCGTCGCAGGACGAGCAAAACAACCAAACGGTTGAGGAACAACAAACAACATGATGAACGATCTTCCGCATATTGCCGCCCGCGTGTTTGGCGCGCCGTTGATGCTGGCGCGGCCCAAGCTGGACGTGCTGCTTTCCGTCCTCGGCCCACGTCTGACGGGCGCTTGCGGCGAGACTCTGGCTCTGGGCAGCGAAAACGCGCCCGGTGACGACGAGGATTTGCAGATCACCTCCGATGGCGTGGCTGTTGTTCCGGTGTTTGGGACGCTTGTAACCCGTTCCAGCTACCTCGCAGCGCTCAGCGGCCTGACCAGCTATGCGGAAGTCGGGCAGAACATCGAAAGAGCGTTTGCGGATCCGTCCGCGCGGGCCGTTCTGCTCGAGATCGACTCCCCCGGCGGCGAAGTCGGCGGGCTTTTCGATCTATGCGACAAAATCGCGGCGCTTAAGGCGCAATACGGCAAACCGCTCTGGGCGTTAGCGTATGAGGGCGCATTGTCTGCGGCCTATGCCATCGCCTCAAACGCCGACAAGATCGTTCTGACGCAAACGGCGGAAGTCGGCTCGATTGGGGTCGTTGCCGTTCATGTCGATGAAAGCGGCGCGGACGAACAAGCCGGTCTTGCCTGGAACTTCATCTATGCGGGCGAGCGCAAGGTTGATGGAAATCCCCACGAGCCTTTGGCCAACCGCGCGCGCGAGGAAATCCAAGCGGACGTCGACGGGCTTTATGCCGCCTTTGTCGCGCTCGTTTCCAAAAATCGTGGCCTTCAGGCTGAAACTGTTCGCGGCACCGAAGCGGGCGTCTATCGCGGCGCGTCCGCGCTTGATGTCCGTCTTGCCGATGCCGTGATGAGCCGCGAGGCGGCGCTTGCCGCTTTGGGGTCTTCTATCACGTCGACTTTTTCTCAACTCTCAACAAACCGAAAGGACAAACTCATGAATGCCGAGCCCCAGAAAATCGAAGCCCAAACGCAGGTTGAAACGCCGCAACCCGAGCAGCCGCCTGCCGCTCCGACTGCGGATCCTGCGCCTACGCCCCCGCAACCCGCAGCCGAACCGGCCCCAGAAACGGCAGATCAAGCCGCGATTGAGGCGAAAGTCTCGCAAAAAGTGCGCGAAAGCTACGCGGAAATGGCCCAAATCGCCGCGCAAGCCGCAAGGCTGGGCGTAACGCTCGACGTGGCCGAGGCGATGGCGAAGGGACTGAAACCCGATGCCATGCGACGCGCCGTGCTTGACGAGCTGGCCGCGCGTTCGAATGCGACCGGCGTCGTTGCGGCGGCGACGGCACCCACGGCAACGTCTGTCGACAGTCCCATCGTCCGCCGCGCGCGCTCTTCTGCAGAACGGGCGGCAGCCGAGAAGTCCAAAGCGTAACCCCAACCATCAAACCTGAAGGAGAAACTCAACATGACTGCATTGACGCAAAACCCCACGCTCGGCGATCTCGTCAAATACGAGCTTGAGCCGCGCTATAACCGCGAGGTCGTGACCCTCAAATCCGGCGCTTCCTATGCCTTCGGCACGGTGCTGGGCAAGATCACGGCCTCCGGCAAATATCGCGCTTCGCCTGTCGCCGAGGTCGTGGGCGACGAAGGCGCGGAAAACGCCTGCGCCGTTCTGCTGGAGATCGTTGACGCGACGGCGGCGGATGCTGTCGGTCTTGTCGCGGTTCGTGGCCCCATCATTCTGTCGAAGGATCGTCTGGCCTATGACGTCAGCGTCGATCTGGCGGCGGAGAAAACGGCCAAGATCGCCCAGTTGACCTCCCTTGGGCTTGTCGTCCGCGACACGGCTTAAGCGACCTTACATATCCCACCCGAAACCGCCTTCTTGGCGGTTTTTTCATGTCTAACCTCTGGAGAAACTTATGACTGTCATCATCAATCCCTTTGACGCAGGCGGCTATTCGCTTGCTGAAATGACGCAGGCCATCAACATCCTGCCGAACATCTACACGCGCCTCGGCCAGATGGGCCTGTTTCGGTTCGAAGGCATCACGCAACGCTCCGTCCTGATCGAACAGGCGGAAGGCGTGTTGAACCTTCTGCCGACCGTGCCCTTGGGTGGGCCTTCGACCGTCGCCAACCGCGACAGCCGGTCGATGCGCTCGTTCACCGTGCCGTGGATCCCGCACGACGACAACATCACGCCGCAGGACATTCAAGGCGTGCGCGGGTTCGGCAGCGCGGATAGCAGCGATCCGTTGGCCGTCCTTATGGAGCGCAAGCTGACCCGCATGCGCGCCAAGCACGCCCAGACTCGCGAGTTCATGGAGATCAACGCGCTTCGCGGCACGGTGCGGGACGGCGCAGGCACGACGCTCTACAACTACTTCACGGAGTTCGGCCTCACGCGTCTGTCCGTGGATTTCGATTTCGGCGACGATGGTTCGGATATTCAAGCGATAATCCGCGACGTTTTGCGCAAGATCGAAACGGAGTTGAAGGGCGAAAGCATGAGTTCCGTTCTCGCGCTTGTCTCGCCGGAGTTCTTCGACAAGCTGATCTCCCATCCCAAGGTCGTGGAAGCCTACAAGTTCTACGCCTCGGGCATGCAGCCTTTGCGCGAGGATGCTCGTCGTCGCTTCCCGTTCGGGGGCATCGTGTTCGAGGAATACTCGGCCACGGTCACGCTCTCGACCGGCGCAACGGAAACGCTCGTTCCGGCCAGCGAAGGCATCGCGTTCCCCTTGGGAACGCTCGACACCTTCGTCACCTACGGCGCGCCCGCCAACCTTATCGAGACGGTCAACACTATCGGCTTGCCGATCTATGCCCGTCAGTTGGCGCGTCCGGACGGCGGGGCTATCGAGATCCGCACGGAATCCTCGATCCTGCCGATCAACAAGCGGCCCCGCCTTGCGGTGCAGCTGATGAGCAGCACGTAAGCGATGGAGAACGCTTTCTCGGCGGCGATGGACGATCTGTTCGCGGATCCGAACGTCGCCGCCGACGCGGTCTATCTCCCGCAGACGGGCGGAGCCGGATCGGACGTGCGGGTAATCCTGAAACGCCCGGATGAAGTCGCGTCCTTTGGCGAGGCAAAAATCGCTTCGGACACACTGATGCTCCTTGTGCGCCTAACGGACATTCAAGACCCCGAAGAGGACGACATGTTCCTGATCGGGGGCAAGAATTACATCGTGCAAGGCGCGCCGATGGCTGATGAGATGCGTCTTGTTTGGACTTTGAATACGAGGCCCGCATGAGCTTGCGTCTCGCCGCCGCTTTGCAGGGCAGCCTGACCAAAATCATGGTGCAGGAAACGAAGGCGGCGGAACAAGCCGTTACGCTTGGCATTCGTGCAGCCACGGATGGCCTCAAACTGGAGTTGCGAGGCCAAGTCACAAGCGCAGGTCTCGGCCAAAGGCTGGCCAACACATGGCGCGGCATGGTCTTCCCGCAGGGACAGGCCAGCATCAATGCGGCGGGTTTTGTGTTCAGCAAGGCCCCGAACATCATTGGCGTCTATGCGCACGGCGCTTTGTTGCGTTCGACGAAAGGCCTGTTTCTGGCCGTCCCGCTGCCAGCTGCCGGCAAGTACGCAATGGGCAAGAAAATAACGCCCGCGACGTGGGAACAGGTTCACGGGCAGCGGCTCCGGTTCATTTATCGGCGCGGAGCCGTTTCCTTGCTGGTCGCCGACAACATGCGCGCGCGGACGGGCAAACGTGGCGGTTTTGCCAAGGCCAGCGCGACAGCCATGCGCACGGGGCGCGGTCTGACCACGGTGATCATGTTTGTGCTTGTCCCGCAAGTCACGATCAAAAAACGCTTCGACATCGAAAGTGCCGAAAAGAAATGGAACGACGCCTTGCCGCGCTTTGTCGTTCAAAACTGGCAGGAGATTGTCGAGAAATAGTCTATGCGAATTTTCCTTCGGCCCATGTGGCAAACTCGCGCATGCTTTCTTGGCTCCATTTGCAACGCCACAGATCGTTCCTGTCATAAACGGTGCAGCCAAGTTTTTTATAAAACTCCAATGCATCCGGATTGTTTCTAAGGACGCCGATTGCAATCAAGGCATCCTTTTCAAGCGCATCGCGCACGACTTCGAGCACAAGTCTGACAGCGACAAGCTGGCCTCTGTATTCGGGTTCGACGTAGAGATTTTGCAATTCAAAACTGCGCGTCGCGGATTGACAGGCATATAGCCTGTGCCAGCCGACGAAGCCGATATCCTTGCCGTCAATCGAGGCGAGAGACGCTGAAAACCAATCTTTGTCTGCCAGAAGCTTTTGCGGATCAGGGCACAAATCCTCATCATGATGCCGCGCCAGCTTTTCGGCCAAGCCCGACATGGACTCACAATCGGCAAGCAACGCTACCTTGCGAACATGGATGGTTTCTTTGGTAATCATACAGCAATTCCTTAAAACGTAACGGAAAGTATCCTCATGCTGACACAACGGGAAACGGTTCTGCAAGCCTTGTTTGAAACCCTACAGACCATTTCTGGCCCCAAGGCTCTGCGTAATGAAACGCTGCCGGAGAGGGTACCGCCTGAAGGGCTTCTCATTCTGCGCGATGGCGACCCTGGCGAGCCCGAGACAATTCTTTCGCCGCTTTCCTATTACTGGCAACACCTCGCTTCGCTTGAAGTTTTCGTGCAAGCGGGCGAAGCGACGCAGCGCGACGAGCTTATGGATGCGCTGTTTCAAAACATCGCCGCCGCGTTGATCGCCGATCAAACGCTTGGAGGCTTGTGCGACCGCGTGACGCCTCATGCCGCCGACACAAGCTCGGTCGTGATCGAAGGCGCAGCGAACATCAAGGCGGCCATTGTGCCAGTTGAATTGATTTACACCACCGACAGCCAACTCGGCTGATATTACTGATCGACCTTACACGCAGCCTTTACAAAACCTTCGATGATCGGATGCGGTTTTTCTTTTGAAGAACGCAACTGAGGAACAAAGAGCGTTCCCATAAAAAACAGGTTCTCTGGTATCTCAAGGATACGGATTTCATCAAAGGAGTCTTTTCCTGAAATCTTCAAAAGCGGATGCGTGAATCTTGACCTGAATGCAGGATTGACGCCAAATGTACAAAGAAAATCTTCTTCTGCCAAGGCGCAGTTGTAGAAGCGATGAGCTAACGTGTTTGGCTCAATGAGCACTTCTCCTGTTTTTCCTTTTAAGGAGCAGGCCATCTTGGTGATGATTAAATTTGTCTCATTGGGGGCATATTCTTCATGGTCCGCGCTTTCGATTCCCAAAAGGTCGCGAGCAATTTCCATAATTGTGTGCTGAAAACCGCCGCAAGTGGCTAAATGAGGAACGTCGTTCTCTCTGGCGTAGTGAATAGCGGAGAGCGCACCTGTCGTACTTTTGAACTGTCCACCGGGAGCGCTCCAAAAACCAGCATAACAGCCCAGCAGAGATGGACCGCTAACTTCGATGGTTCCTGTGTCGACCCATTCGTATTGGAAGTCATAGGTGTCGCGAAGATCGTCAAGAGATTTGTTCAGAAAAACTTGCGAACGTGAGCCTTCAATGGGCTCTCCAACAACTGCGATCTTGGCGGTCATGGTTTTTCTTTCTGTTGCGCAAAAACAAGTTTCTCAATCGCTTGCAGATAAGCGTCGGTCTCAAGCGATTTGACGCGCTCTTCAAGGTTTTTGACCGTCTCGTCATCTGAAAGAGAAATCTTGATCTGTGTGACGATAGGGCCTGTGTCATACTCTTGATCCGCAAGGTGGATCGTTACGCCGGATTCCTTTTCTCCGGCTGCGATGACGGCTTCGTGAACGAAGCGACCATACATGCCTTTCCCGCCGAACTTCGGAAGTAGCGCGGGATGCGAGTTGAGAATTCTGTCTGAAAAGGCCTCCAACGTTTCTGGGCCAAGCTTTTTCATGTATCCGGCCATGACGATGAAATCAGCTTGGTGCTGAACAAGGCAATCGCGGATCGCGCGGTCGATATTCTCTTCGCCGACAGTCGATTTATTGACGACGAAGGATGGCACGCCGTATTTGGCCGCGACATCAAGGCAAGCGGGAGCCGAGTTGTTGGTGATCAAAACAGCGGGAACGATGCGGATCGGATTGCTCTCGTTTCTTTCCAGCATCACGCGGAACGTCGTTCCATTGTGGGAGGCCAGAAAGCCGATGCGAATGGACGGCTTTTCTTGGGTCATCTGATCAATCTTTTCAAAGCGTTTCTTTTCGTTCTTTTACGAAAAAACAGCCCCTCACACCAGTAAAAAGGAGAAAAATCATGGCACGTGCCTATGGCGCGAATGCGCAGCTATTGGGTTTGTTTGAAGCTACCTATGGGATGCCGCCCATCGGGGATTTTATCAAGTTCCCGTTCGTTTCCTCGGCGCTTGGCTCCGAGCAGAACCTGATCAATTCCGATCTCCTCGGCCAAGGCCGTGATCCGGCACAGCCGATGCGCGATGTGATCAACGTCGAGGGCGATGTCGTCGTGCCCGTCGATCTGCGCAATTTCGGGCATTGGCTGAAGGGACTGCTCGGCGCGCCGACGACAACAGGCGTTGGCCCTTACGCGCACGCGTTTCTTTCCGGATCCGCCACGCTACCCAGCCTCTCGCTTGAAGTCGGCATGCCGGAGGCCTCGGCTTTTTTCATGAACATGGGTGTGCGCGTCAACTCCATGCAGTTGACCTTTGCCCGATCAGGCGGCGCGAACGCCACGTTGAACTGCATTGCCCAAGGCGAAAGCCGCGCGGCGGCAAGTGCGGGCGGCACGCCAACGGTTGCGGCTCTTACGCGCTTCAACCAGTTCCAAGGAAGCGTGAAAAAGGACGGTGCGCAGCTCGGCAACGTCACAGGTGCGCAGCTGACCTACACCAACAATCTGGAAAAGATCGAAACCATCCGTTCGGACGGCAAGATCGACGGGGCAGATCCGACCATTGCCGGACTGACCGGGTCCATCGATGTGCGCTTTGCGGACACGACGCTGATTGACGCCGCGACGAACAACACGCCAGTGGAACTGGAGTTCGGCTACGTCATCGACGCGAACCGTTCGCTGATCTTCACGGCGCACGAAGTTTATCTGCCCAAGCCGAAACTTTCCATCACCGGCCCCGGCGGCGTGCAGGCCAGCTTCAACTGGCAAGCCGCCAAGCCTGACGCTGGGCAAATGCTGACCGTTACCCTGACCAACGATGTGGAGGACTACACCTAATGATCCGTCTTGATTTGAAACGCGAGCCTTATTGGCTCGATCTTGGCCACGGCGTGCGCGTGCATGTCTGTCCCGCGACAACCGCGCTCGTTATGGCCGCTCGTGTCACGGCCTTGCAGGAAGCGGTCGCGGAGGCCGATGCCGGAACACGCAGCGCCGCGCTGATCAAAAAGCTGGCCGAACTGGCAATCATTGCATGGGAAGGCATCGGCGACAGCGAGGACAATCCCGCTGAGGTTACACCGGAGGCCGTTTCTGCTCTCATGGATTTATGGCCGATTGCCGATGCCTTCGAGCGGCTTTACCTCGCCCCAACGCTGATACTGGAACAGGAAAAAAACGGTTAGAGGCCCGCTGTAAATGGCACTTCGGCGGCGGGCCGGAATACTGCGCCTCCTGCGCCGACGCGGGGCTTCCTTGCAGCAAGGGCGAATCCAACAAGGACGGCGAGCTTTGCCCCTATTGCGCGAACGAGCCGCAAACAATGGAAGGCTGGGAAGCCTGGGATGTCGCTTTGCGCTGTGCGGGACAACTTCGAACGGCTCAGTTCGTCGTTCTTGGCATCGATATGAATGCCGCGCTCAAGATTGCTGAAACGTTGGGCCACGAAGCCGCAACGGTCGCCGATCTTCTCCCCGCCTGCGAGTCCGGCATGGTTACGGCAATCAACGCAAAAGTTAATGAGGGCTTAAAGTAATGGCCGAACGCAATCTGTCTATCCGGCTGGCCGTCATGGACGGCGGCAAGGTCAAGGCCGAGCTGAAAGAGATCGGGGAGTCCGGCGAAAAGTCCCTGCAGCGCATCACGCTTGCAGGACAGCCCGCTTCCAAAAGCCTGATCGCGCTCAACGCCGCTGCCAACGACATGAAAGGCGCGGCCATTGGCTTGTCCAGCCAACTCGGGCCGCTTGGCTCCGCGCTGACGGCGCTTGGCCCCATCGGCATCGCGGCGGGGGCGGCTCTGGCGGCTTTGACGTTGGGCTTGACGGCAAGCGCCAAGGAAGCCGCTTTGGCCGAACAGGCACAAAACAGGCTGCAAGGCGTGCTTCGCGCCACGGGCTACGCTTCCGGCCTGACGGGCAAAGAGATCGCCGAAATGGCCGAGGATATGGAACATTCCACGCTGACCAGCGCGGAATCCGTCAAGAACGCGGCGTCCATTCTGGCGACGTTCCGCTCAGTCTCCGGCGATACGTTCAAACTGGCGATCCGTCTGGCGCAAGATATGTCCGCCGTGTTCGGGCAGGATCTGACAGGCTCGGCCACGCAGCTGGGCAAGGCGCTGGAAGACCCGATCACGGGCCTCACAGCGTTGCGGCGCGTTGGCGTCAGCTTCACGGAATCTCAAAAAGACGTGATCGCCAAGCTGGTAGAGACAGGCCAAAAGGCCGAGGCGCAAAAACTCATTCTCTCCGCGTTGGAGCAGCAGGTCGGCGGCGCGGCGGCAGCGGAAACGCAGGGGTTGACGGGGGCAGCGCATCGTTTATCGGTGGCGTGGGGCGATATGCTCAAAGCTATCGGCCAGACCGAGGTCGTGGGCGGCACGGCAGAAGCCTTTCTCAATAGGCTGGCTTCAACATTCAGGATTACGACGGAAGTCGTTTCCGCCGCGCCGTTGGATATGCAGTTGCAAGACGCGAAGAAGGAACTGGCCGAAATCGAGGCGAAACTTGTCCGTATTCGGGACATCCCCTTCATTTTGCGGCCGCGCGGTAACGTCGATAAGCACGTTAAAAAAGCGGAAGAACTTCGCCAAAAGATCGAAGACATCACAAACGCGCTTAAAGAACAAAAGGAAGAGCAAGAACGCGCCGAGGCCGGACGCTTGTCTGCGGAAAAGGAAGGTCGCGCCGATCTACTGATCACAGCGCGCAAAAACATCGACGAGGCCATGGCCAAGCTGGTGGACGATCCAGCCGAGAAGATCGCCAAGATCAATGCCGAGCTGGCGAAGACAAAAACCAACCTGAACGCGCTGCGGGAAACGGACGGCAGCAACGCGGGCACGGTCGATACGGCCATCAAACAGGCCGAAGAGCTGGCCAAACGCCAGATCGATGCCATTCAAAAACCGATCAATGAGGCAGCGCAGAAGGAGGCCGATGCAAACCAGAAAGTTATCGACGATCTGAAGCAGAAGCTGCTCGGCATCGGCAATGCGCGGCAGGCCTTTATTGATCAAGCCGTCTCGCGGCTTTCGAACAAGGCGACGGACGCCGACAAGAGCAAGACGCGCGATCTGGCTGCGCAGTTGTTCGACGAAAAGGCCTTCGCAAGCGCCGAGAAAGTCATCGCCGATCTTGGACAGCAGATGGATAAGCTGTCCGACAAACGCAAAGCGTTTGTTCAGGATGCGGTGGCAAAGCTCCCTGAAACGGCAACGCAAGAGCAAGTCGAGCGCACGAAGCAAATGGCCGCCGCGCTTTATGACCAGCCGCAGGCGCAGGAAAAACTCGACAAGCTAAAACAGGAAGGCAAGCAGATCACGGAAGGCGCGCGCGGGGCCGAAGAAGCCTATGCCGATCAAATCCAGCGCCTCACGGAAATGCTCAATGCGGGCGCAATCAGTCAGGAAGTCTTCAATAAGGCCAAAGACAAAGCCTATGACGAACAATTGGCTGGTCGCACGGACGCGCAGGCCGGTGCCATTCGAGCCTTCCGCGCCTACCAGAAGGAAGGTGAAGATACGGCGGGGGCTGTCGAAAAAGCCTTTTCGGAAGCCATGAAGGCAACCGAGGACGCCATCGTGAATATGGTGACGTCCGGCGAAATCAGCCTGAACAGCCTCAACGATCTGGCCAACAGCATCGTCGCCGACATCACCCGCATGGTCGTGCAGCAATCCATCACAGGGCCGCTGGCCAAATGGATGGGCAGCAGCATGGAAAGCGGCGGCTTTATGGATGAGATATTCAGTTCGATCTTCCATGAAGGCGGCGTGGCAGGTGAAGCGGCTCCTTCGCGGCAGGTTCCGGCCTTCGTGTTTGCGGGAGCGCCGCGCTATCACGGCGGCGGCATCGCTGGCCTGAAGCCCGATGAGGTTCCAGCCATTCTTCAACGGGGAGAGGAAGTTGTTTCAAGGAAAGACAGGCAACGTCGCTCCGCAGGTGTCAACGTCGTCATGCATATCACGACACCAGACGCGAACAGCTTCCGCGCCAGCCAAGCGCAGGTCTCGGCTGAAGCCGCGCGCGGGATCAATCGCGCCAGAAGGAACCTCTAAGCGATGACCTTTCATGAAGTCCAGTTCCCTCCCGATATCGCCTATGGGGCGACGGGTGGGCCGGAATATCTGACCTCGGTTGTTTCGATGGCTTCTGGCTATGAGCAGCGCAATGCCAACTGGTCGGCGGCGCGACTGAAATGGAACGTGGCTTCCGGTTTGAAACACCAGACCCAGCTCAATACGCTGATTGCTTTCTTCCGCGCACGCAAAGGTCGTGCCTATGGCTTCAGGTTTAAGGATTGGACGGATTATAAAGCAACCGCACAAGCCATCGGCACAGGCGATGGGGCGACAAAGGCCTTTCAGCTTGTCAAAAGTTACACCTCCGGCGCAGGAAACGAGACGCGCACGATCACAAAACCCGTTTTAGGCACGGTCGTCCCCTATCTTGGGGGCGTCAAACAAACCTCCGGTTGGTCGATCAATACCGCGACAGGTGTTTTGACCTTCACGGTCGCTCCGGCGCAGGGCGTGGTGGTCACGGCGGATTTTGAGTTCGATGTGCCTGTGCGCTTCGACACCGACAGCATGGCTGTCAGCATCGAGCAATTCGACCTGCATCAATGGTCGGATATTCCGGTTATTGAAATCAGAGTGTAACGCTTCTTTAAGCTGGCTATGATATCTCCTGATCTCATGCCAGCAGTAGATCTTCCAAAATTGCTTCTTACGCGCCGCCGCCGCTTGAAAAAGCCTGCCGTGATCATCATCACGCTTGTTCTTATCCTTCTAGGATATGAAAAACTGCCGATGTTGGCCGAACCCTCGGTAGGAATGGCATCGGTTATCGATGGTGATACGCTAGAAATCCGTGGGCAACGGTTTCGCCTGTTTGGGATAGACGCGCCAGAAAGCCAGCAAACCTGTAAAAAAGACGGTAAGGAATACCTATGCGGCAAGGAAGCCGCTTTTGCCTTGTCCGATGTAATCGGTCAGCAAAATGTGACCTGTGAGAAACAAGACATTGATCCTTACCAACGCATCGTTGCCACTTGCTATGCAGGACAGACAGAACTTAATCGCTGGATGGTCGCCAATGGCCATGCTCTGGCGTACAGACATTATTCTGATCGGTATGTCTCGGAAGAGATGAGCGCGAAAGCAGCCCATCTCGGCATCTGGGCCGGATCGTTTCAGAAACCGTGGGACTATCGCCACAGGAACAAATAAACAAAATGAAAACAGCCACTTCGCAGCTTGCCGCGCACATCGCGGGCGAGACAACCACGCTTGCAACCTGCTGGAAGGTCATGCGCAAGGATGGGGCCGTGTTCGGCTTCACGGATTTCGACCGCGACCTGACCATCGATGGCCTTATTTATGAGGCGCGGACGGGCTACACGCGCTCGGCCATTCATACGATTTCGGATTTGTCTGTCGACAATCTCGACATCGAAAGTGCGCTGGACAGCGAAGCCTTGGCTGCGCCCGATTTGCGGGCTGGCATCTGGGACAACGCCGAGGTGTTGATATTTCTGGTCAATTGGAACGCGCTCTCGCAGGGCAAGATCGTTATGAAGCGAGGAACCATCGGTCAAGTCGAGCTGAAGGACACGATCTTTAAGGCAGAGTTGCGCGGCCTGACACAGGCTCTTTCGCAGCAGATTGGGGAACTCTATACGCCGAACTGCCGCGCCGACCTTGGCGATATGCGTTGTAAGATCGATCTTGCGGCGTTGGCTGTTTCCAGCGCGGTCACTGCGGCAGAAGATCGCTATGGATTCACCGACACCGACCGAACCGAGGCTGAGGATTACTGGACGGGCGGGCTTATCTCTTGGACAAGCGGTGCAAACGCGGGGCGAAAGATGGAAGTTCGCTCCTATGCGGCTGGAGTGTTCGATTTATTCCTGCCCATGCCGTCCGAGATCGCGGTGGGCGATGCCTATGCCGTTCAGCCCGGTTGCGATAAGGCCTTTTCGACCTGCTGCTCCAAATACAACAACGCCGTGAACTTTCGCGGCGAACCCCATGTTCCCGGTACGGACGCCGTTTTGAGTTACCCCGATGGAAAATAGCCTCTCTCGTATGGACGCTGTGCTGGAAGCCCGCGCATGGCTCGACACGCCGTTTCACCATCAGGCCTCGGTCAAAGGGGCTGGTTGTGATTGTATCGGTCTGATTAAAGGTGTCGGAACGACCTTGAAGCTGGTCGATTACGATCCGGCGTCACCACAGGCGCAGGCCTTCGCCAATTACTCCATGCTGCCCAACAGCCGCCGCATGCGTGAAGGGTTGGCAACGTGGCTGGTCGAAATCCCCGTGGCCGAAGCGACGTTGGCGGACATCTATTTCATGGCGTGGGGGCGTGAGCCACAGCATGTCGCGCTGATTACGGACAAAGGCATCATTCACAGCTATTCTGGCGTCGGCAAGGTTGTCGAACACGCGCTGGATGATAGCTGGCGGCGGCGGATTGTGGCGGCATACCGTTACCCTGTTTTCTCCGAAGGCGAATAAATGGCCGTTCTTGCTCTTGGTCTTGTTGGCGCAGGTTTGACTTCCGCCATCGGGATCGGTGCGTCCATCGGCTGGATGGGCGGGGTTGTTCTCGGCAATCTGCTGTTTGGCGGCGGCAAGGGATCGAATACCGAAGGATCGCGTCTCAGTGATCTCTCGGTTCAATCCTCCACCTATGGCGGGACGATCCAGCTTGTTTACGGCACGATGCGCGTGTCCGGCAACGTCATCTGGTCAACACCACTTAAAGAAACGCGCCATGTATCGCGCCAAAGCGGTGGCAAAGGCGGTGGCGGGGGAAGCTCGACACAGACGACCTATACTTATTCGGTATCGTTCGCGGTGGGTTTATGTGCGGGGCCTGTCTCGACCGTGCGGCGTGTTTGGGCTGACACAAAGCTCATTTACGATGCGACGGCCAGCAACACGCAGGCGACCGAGAAATATCCCGGCGTTGTTCGCATTCATACAGGCGCGGAAGACCAGCAGCCCGACAGCACGATGGAAATGCACCTTGGCGCGGGTAATGCGCCCGCCTATCGAGGACTTTGCTTTCTGACCTTCACAGATTTGCAATTGGCCGACTTTGCCAACCGCATTCCGAATATCAGCGCCGAGGTCGTGGCATCGGGCGCGATGGATTGCGACGCCGTGATTTTGCAGAAGGTGCCGTCCATGTTCCGCGAGGGCGGCGTGATTGACCCTGCGCGTGGCGTTTTGCTGTGCGTCAATTCGACTCGTGCCTTCAAATATGATCTCGTCAACAACACGCTGGCGCTTAACACGCCGCTTGTTGATGATGTTTACGGCGATTTGCGTGGGTTGGATAGCGAGGGCTATCTCTACCACGCCACGGACGCTTACGGCGTCGGGATGCATCTGTGCAAACGCAATCCTGATACGATGGCTGTCGTGGCCAAGACGAAAAAGCGTATCGACTTCAGCGTCAGCGGCTTCGTTCTTGGCGACAAGATTTTCGTGCATCGTTCGCGCAAGGTTTACAATCTTGATTTTGGGTTGATCGCTGACCTTTCTGAATTTCTTCCCAGCGCGAACGAAGCGCCCATGTGCGCGGATGCGTTTCCTTAGCGGTCGGGTACACGCTGCAGGACGATTATGCCTTTCCGCAAAAGGGGCGACTTTGGGCGACCAATGATCTCACCGCGACGCTCGTCGATCTGGTGAGCATGCGGGTCGAGAAAACTATCAATCTCATGCCCTTTATGCCGACATCCGCCACGCATTTTTGCGGTTGTTACGAAAAGTTCACGCACAGCGCCGTGATCATGACCAACGAAGGGCAAGTCAAATATCCGCTTGAACGCTATGGCTCGGATGATGTGGCCCTATCAAGCATCCTGACCGATCTATGCGAACGTGCGGGCCTGTCTCAAACGGATATCCTGACCAACGAAGTCAGCCAATCGGTGCATGGCTATGTGATGAGCCGTCGCGCTACCGCACGCGATGCTATCGAACCTTTGCTGGGGGCCTATTTTATCGACGCGGCGGAAACGGACGGCGTGCTGCGCTTTGTCCCGCGCGGGCAGGATCTGACGGCCACGATCCCTTATGAAGACCTTGGCGCGGTGGAGGGAACGTCAAACGACAATCCGCTCCGCGTGACAGAAACCCGCACACAGGAAATTGAACTGCCCCAACGGATTGATCTGACCCATTACGATCCCGACCGTGACTATCAGAGCAACACACAGAACGCCGCGCGCGCAGGCAACGCCGTCACGACCAAGGATCAACAGACGGTCGAGCTGTCCATTGCCTTGTCGGCTGATGAGGCGGCGCAGATCGCGGATAAAACGCTGACCAGCGCGTGGATTGGGCGCAACCAGTTCGAGTTTAACCTTCCGCCCAAATGGCTCCGCCTTGACCCCACGGATGTGATTGACGTTCTGTTGCCCGATGCGACTTTGGCCTTGCGCCTGACGCAGGTAGACTTCGGCGGTAACAATATCGTGGCCTGCAAGGCGGTGGCCGAGGATGATATTGCTTACACATCATCGGCCAAGGGCGCGGGCGTGCCGATTGCGTCCAACCCGATCCCCATTTCCACGCCGATCTCGGCGCTGGTCATGGATTTACCCATGCTACGGGCCGAAGACGATGGACTGGGGCTTTATTATGCCTTGGCTCTCAAAAACAACGGGACGGCCAGCCTTTATAAATCGCCAGACGCTTTGACGTGGAGCATTATCGGAACCGGAGAAGCGGCTCCCGCCTATGGATGGGCGTCGAGCGTTCTGGCCGCGCCTTTCAGTCCGTGGTCGTGGGATGAAACGAACAATGTTCAGATCGCACTCTCGCGCGGAACGCTGGACAGCAAGACGGCACTAGAAGTCCTCAACTGGAACAATGTCGGGCTTTTGGGCGACGAATTGATCCAATGGCGCAACGCCACGCTGCTTGCCGAGAACCTTTACCAGCTTTCTGGCCTGTTGCGCGGGCGGCGCGGTACGGAGTGGGCCACGGGCACGCACAAGATCGGCGACCGCTTTGTTGTTCTGGCCACGGACGGCTTTTATCGCATGGCGATGGCCACGACCGAGATAGGGCAGCTTTCCTACTACAAGGCCATCCCCACAGGCGGGGATTGGGATGACGCGGCGCAAACCAGCCTCAAATACAATGCGGCCAGCCTGCGGTGCTTTTCTCCCGTCCGCGTTAAAGGAACCCGCGACGGCTCGGGCAATCTGACGCTTTCATGGATCATGCGCGCGCGGTGGAATGGCGAATGGCTCGACAGCATCGACATCTCGAGCTACGAGGCCAAGGAGGCCTATGAGATCGACATCCTAAACGGCGACACGGTGTTGCGCACGCTTTCTGCCACCACAACCAGCGCGACCTACAGCGCCGCCGATCAGACAACCGATTTCGGCGCAGCGCAGAGCGTCCTGTCCATCGCCGTTTATCAAATCAACAGCACCATCGGGCGGGGCTATGCAGGAAAGGCCATCGTGTAATGACAACAACCCCCAATCTTCTCATCGACCACATTGCGGCCAGCCAAGCCCAAAAGGAAGTGACGGCCAACTCGGCCTTCGACGCGCTGGACAAAGCGCTGTGCCAGTTCGCAAGCCTTGCGCTCGCCGATGCCAATCTGGCGCTGACAGATGCGCAGATGCTTGGCAACATGGCCCTGAAATTTACGGGAGCCCTGACGGCGGTGCGGACGATCACGGTTCCCGCGCATCCGAAACTGCTCTGCGTCGATAACGGCACGACGGGCGGTTACGCGATTTCTGTTAAAACGCCGTCAGGCACAGCCGTTTCCGTCGGCAGCGGCGAACGTAGGCTGCTTTATTGCAACGGGACGGATTTCTCTGTCATGGCTGAGGCTGGCGTGGCGACGCCATATGACGTGGGCGGCAGCTATGCAGGCAAGCCCGCAGGCAGCGCCGTCATCATGCGCTTTCCCATGCCTCGCGCCGTTCGCTTTCTTTCCGGCATGCCTCAGAGCAAAGGCGTGGCCGCAACGGCGGCTACGGCGGCGGTGGCCTTTTCGATCCGTAAAAACGGTGCTGAGTTTGCCTCCATGATCTTCGTGGCCTCGGCCACCAGCGCCACATTCACCTGCCTCAACACCACCGACTTCGCGCCGGGCGACCTCTTGTCGCTTGTTGCGCCGTCATCGCCCGACGACACGCTTTCCGATATCGGCTTCGCGTTGGCGGGCATTCGCCTTTAAGGAGGATTTATGGCTCTACGTTTCATCGACGGCTTTACCCATTACACGACCCGCGACCAGTTTCTTTACAAATACGCCGAGGCGGGATCGAGCAGCTACGTCTCCATCGACGTTGGGCGACGGTCGGGCAGCAAATGCGTGCGTCTTTACTCGACCTCCGGCTACATCACCAAGACGCTGGACGAGCAGGCAACGTGGATCGTCGGCGCGGCCATCAAGATCGAAGCTTTGCCCTCCGGCAATGCCGCGCTCTTCCAGTTCCGCGACAACGCGGGCAACGCGCAAGCAACCCTTTGCGTCACAAGCACCGGGGCGCTCATGCTGGCGCGCGGCTCGACCAGCGGCACGGTGCTAGCAACATCCGGCAGCGCATTGCCGATTGGCGCGTGGAATTATGTCGAAGCCAAGCTGACCATCGCCGACAGTGGCGGCTATTTTGAAGTCCGTGTCAACGGCCAGAGCTGGGCCAGCTACACGGGCGACACGAAATACTCGTCCTCTCTTGCCACGGCCAACTCGATCAAGCTTTTTGGCCTGACGCCTGCAGTGGTGGCCTATTACGGCGACCTTTACATCTGTGACGGCACGGGCAGCGTGAACAAGGATTTTCTTGGCGACGTGCGCGTGGACACAATCTTCCCCTCCGGCGCAGGCGCAGCAGCGCAGTTTACGCCAACGGGCAGCGCGAACAATTGGGAGAACGTGGACGATGCCTCGCCGGATGAGGATGCGGGCTACAATGTCAGCGACACGGCGGGGGCTACGGACAGTTTCGTCTTTGCGGACGTCACGGCCTTAAACGCCTCGGTGTTCGGCGTTCAATCGAACATATTGGCCCGCAAGGACGATGCGGGGACGCGAACCCTGCGCGGCATCGCCCGTGTCGGCGGAGCCAATTACGAGGGCGGCGATCGGTCGCTTTCGGACTCTTACGTCGACCAGCAGCAAATCTGGGATCTTAACCCGGCAACTGCTTCGGTGTGGACGGAAGCTGCGATCAATGCAGCCGAGTTCGGCTACAAGGTACAAGCCTAATGTTGCGCGTCACACAAAATGCCGTTGAGGTTGTCCGCAAACCGACGACCGCCAACGTGCGCGTGACGGCCTGCGCAGCAGAGGTTTTACTCCGTCCGACCACGCGCTTTGCACATGCAAGCCAGATCGCCGTCGAAATCCTGCGCGCGAACGCCGCGCCACCAACGGAAGATGAAATCCAGCAACCCCTTGTCATCATCGTCGCAGGATAAGCGCATGCCCCAAACACAAACGGAAAGCCTGCCCAACGGGCGGGATCAGGAGAGCTTTGCCATGAGTCCCAACGAACAGATCGAATACTTCCGCAGCATCGGACGGCTGGAGGCGCAGGTCGCCGCGCTGGTCAGCGCCGTCACCGAGATCAAGGCCAAGATGGATTGCATCGACTCGCGCCTTGACCAGCTCGACCGTCTCGCCAACCGCTGGAAAGGCGGCTTCGCCGTCATCCTGACGCTAGGAGCCATCGCCGGATTCGTGCTCGACAACGTCCTGCGCTGGTGGACGAGCAAAGGCCCTTAAGCTCAGCCACATTTCCACCCCAGCCGCCGTTCGCAAGGAATGGCGGTTTTTTGTGCCCAAACGAAAGGACAGAAAGATGACAAACATGACGCTTCCCCGAGGAATTCGCAATAACAACCCCGGCAACCTGAAAAAGTCGGATACGAAGTGGCAGGGACTGGCCGACACACAAACGGACGATAAGTTCATCGTGTTCAGCACGCCGATCTACGGGATACGCGCGCTGGCTCGGACGCTGATCTCCTATCAGGTCAAACACGGCTTGCGCACCATCCGACAAATCATTGGGCGATGGGCTCCGGCGCTGGAAAACGACACAGTGGCCTACATCAAAGCAGTGAGCACTAGCAGCGGCATCGGGCCGGACGTCGAATTGGACATGCACAATTATGAGCATTTGAAACCCATCACGCTGGCGATCATCCACTTTGAAAACGGCCAGCAGCCTTACACGGCAGCACAGATCGACAAGGCCTTGGT